TTTTGTTGTATAGCAAAACCCGCTGGAAGTAGAGAGCCAGCGGGTTTTTCTGTTTTGCTTTGTTTCTCTTGTAGAGCATGCCTGACGTGTGATTAGACATGCTGTTGAGCGAAATAAAGTACTTTAACAACGTAGCACAAATTGAGATTAAGCTGATATCAGAAGCTGAATTCTTTTAGCCATCCGGAGAAATAAATGGATTAGTCTTGACGGAGATGATTAAAAGATGAGCGAGGGAGATTGTAGGCAAATTCTTAATAGATGTTACTTTGGCTTTATATAAGAATAAATGAGCAGCCAGCGGTGGATGCGTGTCCACCTATGTAGTGTTAATTTTATACCCAAAAACTAACATTTTTCGTCTTACTTTTACTCGCGTAATTGAAATCGAAATGTCAACGTGTCCACCGCTGGCTGCTTAAAAAACAATGAAAAAGGAGAAAAAAATGAAAAAACTTAATATTGAAACTATCAAAACTATCATAATTACTATCTTGATCACAGCGATCATCGCCTTTGTTGGCGGTATGTATTACCAAAAGAACCAGACTGAACAAGTCAAAGCTGAAGCTGCGACAATCGTCAAGAACGTCAAAGTTGAAGTGTCAAAACAGTAGCGACGGAGAAGCGGCAACCGTCGCTCAAGGAAACAGCCGCACCAAAGGTTGAAGCCTCGCCTACACCTCAAAAACCTGCTGTGGAGGCAGCGCGTGTAGGCGGCTGCGAAAGGTTTCAACCTTTACTTGAGAAATACGACTGGGACGTACGCACTATGTTAGCGATTATGAGAGCTGAAAGCGGATGCGATCCGAATGCGACGGGCGACACGAGCCTGACATTTACACAAAATGGAAGAACGTATGGATATTCAGTCTCTTTATTCCAAGTAAGGATTTTGCCTGGACGCGAACGCTGTGATAGTCATGATCCGGCTACAAATATTGCCTGCGCTTATCACGTTTGGCGAGGTCAGGGGTATAAAGCGTGGTCGGTGTATACGAGCGGAAAATATCTCAAATATCTATAAGAAACGGAGGGGGTAAAATGGATGATCCATTTACGATATGGTCAGACGATCTTGTGCCTGGAATGACAGCCAAGACTATCGTAAAAGATGAGCAGCGCGTCATCGAATTTGATTTGATGGGACATGCAAAAGCCGTGGTTGGCGTTGGGAGACACAGCAATGGCAAAAAATGGGCTACAATCTACGAACATGAAGCCGAGAATGATTTGCAAGAAATGGTCCTACTACAATCAATTTTCTATCACTATAAAGTGCATGGCTTTGATTGCGGATATTCGTTTGCCGGTACGACAAAACTAAAAGGTATTCTGTATCGCATTGGAATTAGAGAAAGAGAGGGATACAAAAGTGTTTATGATCTTGAAAAAAATAAAACTACTGTTTAAGCCAGAAGATTCTTTTTCTGACACCAAAGACGTATTTCAGAGTAAACTGTTTAATCGTCATATTTATTTTGTGCAGTGGTTTGATTATAAAGGTCGCATGCGGAGAATTTATTGTCAAAACCGCCGAGCCGCCCGACTAGTGAAGAAGTCTCATAAACGACATCATGCCGAAATTATAGAAATCGTATTGGATAGGGGCTATATCTTAAGAGAGAGGATTGTGTATTAAAGATGGATAACAATAAAGATTTTGCTGATAAAATACAGTATTTTGCAGCGGGTGTTTTAGTAATCTTGATAGCATTGGTGTTCACACTGCTGGGCGCGGCTATTGTTAAATTATTAATTTGGGTTATTGGCTTATAGATATTGAGAGAAAAGCATGTACATATTGATTTGGATACTATTCATAGCACTAATTCTAATTCTTGTAGCTATTTCAGAACGCGAAATAGCTAAACAAGACGAAGAATGGATGAAGGAGGAGAAGAAGTGGAGAAAGAAGTAAGACCTTATTATGAAGATGACTATCAATCGCTAGATGAGGTCGACACGGTAGATTTACTGGAAATGAAAGAAGGTGCACTAAACGACCTGAACGAGAGTGAGCGAACAATTCACCGAATTAACCAGATATTAGCTAGTCGTGCAATTTACGCCACGCAATTGGAGCTATTTTAAGGAGAAGGAATTGATGTTCATATTTATAACTATGAAACTATCGGAACTCATATGGGGGTTCAAAATATCTGATGATACTACAGGTGGTGTATATATCATATATGCTTTCAGTACTCTTGAACTTTTAGCAGAGTTGGTTATGATTATGTTTGCTTTTCTATACTGTGTGTTTAAGAAAGGAGCGAAAAAGCATGAAACGTTATAGACTTCTAAAAGATTTACCCACATTCAAAGCTGGACAATTAGCATATATCTCTAAAACAGGAAATCTTATCGCTGGTACTCCAGAAAACCAAAAGACCACAGAAACGGGCTTAATAATAATGATTTACCACGAAACTACCCTGAAAAAGTTCCCGAATATTCTCACAGAGTGGTTCAAGGAAATCAAAGAACCAGTAGACAGTATCCACTATGAACCCAAAGATGGTGAAGAGTATTTCTACGTTAGTGATTACGGAAGTGTAGAGTCAGGTATTTGGAGAGGCTATCATGTAGACAATGAGCGTCTAGCTCTGGGTCTTATCTATCCTACCGAAGAAGCGTGCATGAAAGCCAAAGAACGCAAACTAGCTAAAGTCAGACTACAACGAACGTCAACATTTAAGCCAGATTTCGAGAATGATATAGGTGGCTGGGTTGTCTATTATGACTATGGATGTGAAACACTCGCCGCCGTGTGTGGATTTGATTGCTATGATGCTGGTGAACCTGTACGCTATGCGACTAGAGAAGAAGCTGAAAAATCCATTGAGGAAAATGAGCAAGATTGGAAGATTTATTTTGGAATAAAGGAGGAAGAATAATGTCAGGAACAAAGGCTGGAGGCTTAAAAGCCGCTCAGAAAAACTTAGCAAGCAATCCTAGCTTCTATGCAGAGATTGGACGAAAGGGCGGTTCTGCTACATTTGCAAGTCACGGAACATGTAAAGGATTTGCGCAAGATATTGAATGCGACTGCGACCTAATTGACGGTCCTCACTTCGTAAAGAAGTGTGCTGGTAAAAAGGGTGGTCGTATAAGCAAACGTAAATAAACGGGTACAAATTGTACCCTGTAGGAACCATTTTCCCCACTTGGGAAAAATGGTTTAGAACATTAACAATTCAACCGCAGAACTGGACAGATGATATGCACAACTCCTTTCTGTCGGCGCACCACACCCGCCCGGTGCGCTGTCTCAAACCGTGAAACGTTGTGAGCTGGAATTGAAGCAACCTGCAGTGCAACGTGTATCGTCTGTTCAACTGGTAGCACCAACGCACCTTTTTTGTTTACCGGGAAAAAATTGTATGCCTATTTTTCTATTCTACACAACTATCATTTGGTGCTATCAACTGGCGACATCAAGCCTTAAAGTAATTAATCAATGATATACACTTTGGTGTCGCCTTGCCCCAGTTCTGCGGTTGAGGAAAAATTAAAAGGAGAATTATATGCCAGAACCACTAGAAGTTTTATGGAGTTTAGCGCCAGTAGAAATTAAATTAGAATTATCTCTCAACCTTATTGTAGAAGTTCTTAAAATGTCAGAGGGCAGACGCGCAGAGATTACGCTTGATGATGGCAAATACGAGATTGTACTTAATAAGTTAGATTAAGGATTTATAGATGGAAAAGATTAAAGAGATGAGGAAGTAATGAAACGCAAAACATTTATTGAAATAATAGCACATATTCAAGCACAGCAGCGCAGAGATAGCGAGATAAGTCAATTACTTGGTGGTATAACCGACGAAACCGCTGTCTACATAACACAACTAGTAACTAATCTGGTTATTACGCTTGAAGATGAGTTTAATGACGCTGATCAAACAATTAGCTGGTGGCTCTGGGATGCGCCGCATGCTGGCGAAGTGCCTGAAAGCTGCTATATTACTGACGAAAAGCGCCGCAAAGAGTGGCACGTTACCGACGCTGGCAAGCTATATGATTATTTGGTCGAAATGCAGATTAAAAATGGAAGGGAGATAGAATAATGAGCGAAATTGTAGGATTCAAAGGAAAACTCACGCTTTGTAAAAAATATAAAGACGCTGACGAACTTCAATCTAATTTGAAAAAGTTCTGGCAAAGTGTTCCTAGAGAAGAACGCAATCAATACTATAAAGATGTAGAAGAAATTGACGAATACGAATTAGAAGATAATGGCTATGTCGTTATTGATGGAAATTCTATTTATAAAGTTGAACTAGATAAAGATTTCGACGCGTATAACAACTTTGTTGAAATCACTCAAGTTCAAGACGGTGTTTATGAATTCATAACGCAGTTCTATAACGGCTCGACCTGCCTCGAAGAAATGTTGCAGGAAGGTTTTGATAAACGCCAATGAGAATATCAGATATTCCAGATGACGACCTTGTTTTTCTAAGACCAGATGGAACTCCATCGGAAAACGCTATTTATACTCAAGAAAACAAAGATGGTGAGATTATGTTTTTTGAATTACTAGGACAGTCAAAGCTCAACGGGATAAAGCTAACTATCGACGGCAAAGAACCGTATCGTAGGCTACTTATTCGTCGAGTCTATCCAGCTATCAAAAATCAACCAACAGTAATGGAAAGGAAATCTAAATGAAAATTATAGCAGAAAATCCAGCTGAAGAAGCCTTGCTGTGGCGCATTAAATCGCTGAGCGACGAGCTGGTTAATCAAGACAATCGATCCACTAATATGCCGATGTGGACGATCTTAGATAATAATAAAGCTGGCAAAGACTATGGCGCAGTTATGTACTTTACTGGCAAAGCCGCCAAACAGCATATCAAGGAAAATAATCATCATTATGATAATCCAATGATACATGTTCGCAGCGCTCACGACAATCGAGAATTAAAAGACATTGTTCACTTGCTTATCCTAGCTGGTGGTAATGAAATACCGAGTAACCATTATGGAGTTTTGAGAGATGCGTGATATTAACTTCCGCGTTTGGGACAACCTAGAAAAGGCTTATCTTAACGAGAAAGACATAGCTATAGACAGTCTAGGCAATATATTTATAATTGAGGGATACGATCACAATGACTCCGAGCTATGGTATGCGCGAATTTTACCAGACCTAGACAACAAGCGGTATGTTATCGAGCAAGATAATATCCACGAAAATCCTGAACTCTTGGAGGAGAAAGGATGACGAAGGTTAAATTTGATATTGCGGGTCAGGTTCCGAGTAAGAAGAATAATAAACGGATTTTGAAAAATTCACGCACTGGTAATAGATTTATTGCCAACAGTGAGAAATTTAACAATTGGCACGAGGCAGCCATGAAAGAGATATGTCTTTCCTCTAAGGCTTGTAAGTTTAGAAACGTGAAATGGGAGGGTCCCCTAGAGGTAATGATGGTTTTTTATAATAAGGACAGAATCCGTCACGATCTCGATAACATGGCAAGTAGCATACTCGACCTGCTAGTCGATGCTGGTTATTTAGAAGATGATTGCTGTGGAATAGTTAATCGCCTAATAATAAGTTTTGGCGGTGTTGATAGAAAAAATCCTCGTGTGGAAGTGACTATAACAGAGCTGGCGGAATAGCTGATTTATGTTATAATAATAAAAGTTATATTGGAGGGCAGCGGTGATGAATTTGGAAGGCACTGAAAATTATGGCTATGATGAATGGTTAGAGTTTTTTAGAAAAATACCTGCTGCTGAACTGATTGATTCTATAGAAGAACTAAAAACGAGACTTCCTGGCGATGGATATGCGGCTGCCATGCGCTGGATTGATATCTTTGATAATCCTGGCAAAATGGACAAGCTTTATAAGGGCAGGCTCGACAAAGAGATTGAAACTGACATTATGGATCTTGCGATCGGTGATGATGACGAGAAGTTTTATGAAAGCTTGATCCGTCAAAACGTTGAACAGCTTACCTCGTCAAGCATTTCACAACAAGAAGTGGCGAGGCTATCGCAGAATATTAATATTTTTAGAAAAGAACTGCAGAATATTCGGTCCCGTCGTCCAAAATCTGGTTCAGTCCTGGAAAAGGTCCTAGCAAAAGCGGCAGCGCCCTCTAATGCCGCGAAAAAAGCAAAAAAACCAGCCAAATCTACACCTAAAAAGGCTAAAACCGCACCTAAGGCTGTAAGAGCGACGAAAAATAAAAAGGTGATTAAGGATACCTCTAATGCCGCGAAAAAAGCAAAAAAATAACCAAATACCGCGAATTGATTTGTATAATCCTGGTAATACCGAAAAAGCCGAGCTTTTATTTGAGCTGCTCGATGAATATGGCATGACACTGCTTGAATGGCAGCGTTTGGTACTGCGTCGTTGGCTGGCTGAGGATGAGGACGGTAATTTCGTCAATCTTGATTGCGGCTTGAGCGTGCCTCGCCAAAATGGCAAAACTGAGATTATTGTAGCGCGGATTATCTATGGTATTATTTTTCGCAAAGCTAAAGGTCTGTTTACTGCTCAACAACAGAATACAGTTGATGTTGTTATTAAACGTGTGCAAGATTTTTTCTATGAAAATGAACATCAAGAGATATTCAATTTATTAACGCCAAGATTCCGTAAAAAACCAAGGAATTATAAGTTTATCGAATTTTTGAACGGCGCTGAGTATCATTTTTACACCAGGACGCGCATGGGCGGTTTGGGATCTACTAACGATGATCTGATATGTGATGAGGCTGCAGAGATGCTTGATTCACATCAATCAGCGTTGGTGCCAACGACTGCATCAGCTAAGACAGGCAATCCTCAAATTATCTACGCCGGAACGCCACCAATGGCTGAAACTGTTGGTGAGGTGTTTGCCAGAAATAGGCGGAACAAGCTAGAAGGTGCTGCTGGTGTTTGGACTGAGTGGAGCGTTGAAAAGATTACTGACGTGCATGACAAGGAAGCTTGGTTGGACACCAATCCCTCGCTGAATATATTTTTGCTTGAAAAGGTGATACAAACTGAAGCTGACAGTATGACAATAGATGATTTTAATCGTATGCGACTTGGTTGGTGGGATGGTATTGATAATAAGCGAGCGATTAAACAGTCAGACTGGGATGACCTTGCTACTGAGAAACCTGACTTTGATGACGGCTTTAAGCCTGTATATTCTGTAAAGTTCCCACCAAATAGAAGCTCGTGGTCCCTAGTAGTTGCGCAGCCGTTAAAAGATGGACGTGTACATGTTGAGGTGGTGATGAGTCGCCCGATGAGCGAGGGGTTCCATCGTTTATCAAAATGGCTGATCGACCGTTGGAGGCAAGCAGCAGTGATTATACTTGATGGAGCGACTGGAGCGCCGATACTGTTTGAGGAGCTTACAAAGGCTGGCATTCCCAAAAAGCGTATCATCCTGCCGACTATGAAAGAGGTGGTGGCAGCACATCAGTTTATGAGAGATGCTATTGACAGAGGCGAATTATCTCACTACGACCAACCGCTATTGAATCAGACGGTCCGTATAACAAAAGAGCGGTCATTTGGTCGATATGGTGGCTTTGGCTGGGAGAGTATGACTGATAAATTATCGACCGCGCCGCTCGACGCTGCAACGTTTGCTTTTTGGGGGCAAAAGGTATTTCCGAAAAAACAGGTTACTGCTAAGGATAAAAAGATGAGAGCTGATCGCTGGCAGCAAGTGCTTGGCAATATCGGTCAGTCCTAGAGTTTTCCACAGGTTCACCAAAAAATCTCTGACTTTTTTCCATAAAATGTATGTAAAACGCTTGCATTATGTAAGCAACTTTGCTATAATTAAGACAGTCAAGCGAGGCACATTAATAATTAGAGGATATAACAATGGAACAAATTACAATAAAAGCTTTTATCGGCAGTAATAACAAGACTAAAAAACTTGAGGTCGACAAGATAATATCAACCGTAAACGCTAATCACGAAGCTTTCACTCTACAATATCCAGTCATCGGATGTTGGAGGGGTGAGACTGAACAAACAGCAATACTTTATCTGTCAGACGAACGTTCAAAGGTGATGAACACACTCGGCGAATTAAAAGAGGTGTTGGATCAAGAAGCGATCGCCTACCAGATAGAGAATAAGATAAACTTAATATAAAACTAACGCCTCGCTTGGCGCTAAGGTCCTCTAAAAAGAAAGGAAATGCTATGCCAATAGTAAATCAAATTGTAAAAAAGAATGGCAAGATTATCAAGTCTAAGGTTGAGATACCTGCGCCAGTCTATAATGTCAGAATTAAGCAGGAAGTATATGAACGGCTTGTGGTGCTAGCTGCTGAAAATGGTCGCAGTATAACTGGTGAGATAAACTACCGGCTTGAGCAATCGCTTAAAAAGTAGTATTATAGCTGGGCGATTGTTGTAATTTGCAGTCGTTGTTATATAGCGCTCTGTTTGTCAGAGCGCTATTCCTTTTGCTAAAACAAGCCCCGCCCTACCAAGCTCTTGAATTTGGCGTAGGGTTGATATCGTCTGGCAAATCATCCCCCGGCATCTTTGCCCCCTTACGCCTGTTGCATATCCTATGAGTAAGCTGTAGGTTATCTATGTCATAAGGCGAACCGCCACGAGAAACTGGTATGATCTCGTCTAGCTCTGGTGACATCGGGCTACCTGCTGGCAAAGTCTTATCAACCTCACGTCCGCAGATACCACAAGTATCTTGCATAGCATAAACTCTTTTGCGCAAATCCTCTCGTAGTTTTGGGAACTGTCGTCGTGGATCTTTAGCTGTTGCATACTTCCTACGCTGTGCCATAAACTTATTATAAAATAGTATGATACTTTTGTAAAAATATTGACATAATATAATTTTATGGTGGCGGGGAGGGTGTATATCCCGGTCCCAGAGGCGCCAAGCGCGGTGAGTGGGGCTATTTTCACGCGAGAAAAAAAACGAGTTTTTCTGGCGGGTGCGCGGGTGATTGATTTAAGGGGTAGATGATGGTATAATATGGGTATTATGACGGAGGGACAGCGTGACTATTTGGCTGATCTGGCACTGCGCAAAGGCGTGGTGTTGGAGGACACCGACAACAAGTCGGTTGCCTGGGCGAGTAAGAAAATTGACGAGCTAAAGGCGATGGATGATGCTGAGTTTTTAGAACCGACACCAGAGTTTTCAAAAAAGGTTATAGCTACCGTAGATAATATCATCAAGGGGATACGAGCATGGACTTTTCAGAAATAACGTTGGATACGTCTGGCGGTATAGACAAGGTCGTTGCGACGATTTTACGCGAGGGTATTTCGCCAGGTGAAAAAATAGAGTTGGTAGCGGATATACTGAAGCGGACTGGTCGCGAACTACATGGCAAGCTGTATTCGCTATCGAGCGAGGTGTTTGGCTCGGCGGCAATGCTGAGCAGTGGATATGATGTGGAGATGGCTGATCAAGCGGAACGGCTGGCGGTGAAGATCGTACGTAACAGCGCGCTGAATCGACAGACTGCCGCGATGCTGCTGAAAGAGTATTGTGATGTGGTGTTGGCGACGGCGCAGCACGAAGCTTTTAAGAATGCAAAGTCTATGCAAAAACACCCAACGTTGACACGGCGCGCTAATGTCGGCAAGCCAGACTGCGCTTGGTGCCAGAAAAAAGCTGGAGTATATGTTAATCCGACGAGCGATGATTTCAAGCGGCACCACAAATGCGACTGCGTGTTTGAGGTGAGCGGCTATAATTCACGCAATGGCGTGCTAAAGAATTTTAAGAAAGGATAACTATGATCGGCATAGATATTGAATTTAAGAACAGACCTAATGAAGACGGAACGCTGTCGAGCTTTACGATCAAGGACTGTTTGGTGTCGCAGACGAGTACGCCGACCGCAGCTAAGCCTGAGGTGATGGTTCATATCCCGAAGACGAGTAGCGAGACTGTCGATGGAGCGTGGTTTGATTACAAAGGACACTCATATCACGTCGTTGGTACGACTGTACCGTTGATTAAAGAAAATACGCCGTCTAGGTGGGACAGATATTGCATCGCGCAGCGAATATATTAAGACATCCTGTTGTGGACATGTGTATAAAATGGTATAATATAGTAAATAACCAAAGGAGGGTATTATAATGATTATTCGTAACAAAGAATCTGGCGAAACAATTGAAGTGATGGATGGCACTATTATTGCTGAATCTGCCTGGGAAGTAGTGAAGTCAGAGGGAGAGTTCGTAGAGGCTTCCGATGATAAAGACTCCGAAATTGAAGCTGATACTGAAGCTGATACTGAAGTCGAAACTGAAGATGCTGGCAAAAGTAAGAAAAAGTGATATAATATAATCATTACAACGCCACGCTTGCGGCAAATGCGGATAAATAAAACTATTTATTCGCATTTTTTATGGCAGAACTCAAAGATTTTACTACTAAAGAAAAATTAGCCGAAATATGGCGAGCCTTGGACATTGACGAGGAAAGGCGGGCTGAGGCGCTTATTCATGCAGCATCTGCTCAGCTGCGGCTGATAGCTAAAAACAACAATATTGATCTGGATGAGATTATCGAAAACGACTCTAGTAAAGTATTTGCTGATTCGGTGGGTTTTGTAGCGTTGTCAGCCGTGAAGCGTGCCATGCTGACGCCTGCTGATGCGCCACCAGCCACTCAATGGTCACAGTCAGCAAGCCCGTACTCTGAAAGCATGACATTTACTAATCCTGCTAGCGACTTATATTTTAAGAAAAGCGAACTACAGATGCTGGGTTTGAGTAAGATATCTGGTAAGTCGCAGATTGGTGTATTGAGAGGAGTTAGGGGATGATACTGGATAACTGGAAATGGGTTTATTCACAGCTTAATAAATCGGTTGGTAAATATCCGTTCTATGAGGGTACATTCAGCTACAGCGACTATGAGACGAGTAAAATTGCACGATCAATCGCCAGGCAACATGTCGGCTGGGGTAGACGTGCTGTTGAGATGCGCGCAAACAAAACGCGGTTTGATAGGTTTGAAAATGACACTATCGGACTGAATGAGATCATGGATGAATACAAGGTGCGCGAGGCGTTTGATAATCTTAAAGAGGATATTCTGGTATGTGGTATCGGCTTTTTGGCTCTGGCAGGTGACAAGGTGATGCCGTTTACTGCGCTGGAGGCGACGGGCGTGTACGATTGGTATACGCAAAACCTGAAGTCTGGCGTGGCGGTGTTCCGCCGCAGTAGCACACCGAGCGTTATTGATAGTCCCGACAGTTATATGCAATTCTTTAGTGACAAAACTATAGTGTATGAGGACGAGACTCTGAACCAATACGATAATCGCACTGGACGACCGCTGATGACCATGTTGACGCACAAGGCAACGACGCGTCAACCGTTTGGTAGAACGGTGCTGGTTAGGTCGTCTCGCGATGCATTAATTGACGCTAGCCGTACAGTTCGACAGGCTATTGTTGCGGCGTACCACTACAATACCAAAGTCGATATTCTACTGGGTGTCGATAACGAGACAGACGTTGACGTTATTAAGTCTCAGACAGGCGATATCCTAAAAATTACGTCGAACGAGAACGGTCAGATACCGCAAGTAGCGCAGTTTGCGCAGCATGCTATGGCACCGTTTAACGATTCGCTTTTGATGTCAGCGCGTAATTTTTGTGCTGATACGAAGCTGTCGTTGAATAATCTGGGGCTGTCAAGCAACGCACCGCAGTCGCCTGAATCGCTGGAGATTGTCGGCGATGACCTGCGAGAAGCGATTATTGAGTGGCAGAAAGAAATCGGTAATCAGCTTAAGCACTTCGCAATGACGTTATGGATGTACAAGAATAACGTGACGAAAATAGACGATAATTTACGGCAGAAGCTTGACGCTATTTTACCGGTATGGTTGCCAATTTATCGGTCCGACATTAGCAAGTTTGGTGACGGCTTGAATAAGGTGGCGCAGGTAGCACCGGGAATCGTGATGCAGCGGTCGGTGTGGCGTAATGCAGGATTGTCGAGTAGTGAAATTGATCAAGTTATCACGAGTATCGTCGATAATTTACAGAACAATTCAAAAACTAAATAAATACTATAATTATGGCTTGTGATTTTGTAAAGTATGTATTATAATATGGGTACGTATACTTTTGACGGAGGGAATAAAAGGGTGACATATTACACCAAAAACGACGCAGGCGAATTTACAGAAGTCAACACAGACGATATGTTCAAAGAACGCCACGAGCGCTGGGTCAAGAACGAATCGGCAAAGATTCGCGAAGACGTAGAAAAATCAGTGCGTGACGAACTTACGAACACTATCACTGAGCGGGCTGAAAAAGACGCTAAGGAAAAATATCAACCTCAGATTGACGATTTGACGTCGAAGAATAAAGATTTAGAGACGACAATTCTACAGAAGACCATTGCCGCTGAGTATGGCTTCAAGCCTGGCACTGAGAAATATCTTGGTACTGGCACCGAGGAAGATATGCGCAAAGAAGCTGATAACTTGAAAGAGAAGTTTGGCGGCGGAGCAACCGCACCGAACCGACAGCAACCAGGTAAAGCTAGCGCGATTCAGACGCGTACAGGTGTAAAGGTTACGATCTAATTAACCTAACTATTATCCAAGGAGGGTAATATTATGGCAGTAACTGATCTGCACACACTTGATATTGCTGAGCCGCTTGATAAGATGTTCTCAACTGGCGGCACTTTCTCAGGAGCTGTATTGTCTTTAGTTCCTGAAACACCGACTATTAACATTGGCGAAAACAAGCCGTTCGTGATGGAAGGTCGCGCTCGCGGTGCGCTTGTCCATGAAGGCGGTGCAAAGCCTGACAACGGACGCAAGGTAGTATCTAAGCCGTTCACGACAGCGAAGTTGGTCTATTCGCAGCGCGTCACTGAAGAGTTTATGCGTTGGACAGAAGCAAAACAGGCTGACTTTATTAGCCGCCTAGTTGACAACTGGCTAACAAAGTCGTTGGGGTTAGATTTGGATACTATCGTGCTACATGGTATGAATCCATCTACTGGCACAGTTGACACTGAGTTAACCACCTACATGACTAAAGCTGGCTCAAGCATTCTAGTTCCGACAACCGGTACTACTGCGGCAACTCTTGATACAGACTTTGCTACAGCTGTAACAGAGCTGGCGGAGCAGAATATCAACGGTGTGGCTATTTCAAGTGATGCATCCAAGCTACTCTCGACAGTTATCGAGGGTAACCAGAAGAAGTATCCAGAATTGGGTGTGTTCGGCTTGAGCGGTAATATGTTGGCTGGAAAACCTGCTGCAACATCACCAGAAGTTGCGCGTGACAAGAAAACTAAGCTGGTGCTTGGTGACTGGAGTCAATTGCTTCTCGGCTTCGCTGGAGTAGCTGAATGGCGCGTTCACACAGCTGGTGACTTTGATAATACAGGCAAAGACTTGGCTGGACACAACCAAATTGGTATCCGCATGGAGTTGCCGTTTGGCTTCCAGATTTTGGACACTAAGGCGTTTGCTGTTGTAAAGGCGGCGTAACATGGGCAACGACAAGAGCAATATTGCGATCGGTCTGCCTAATCCGAAAGGCGCTCTATACTGGGCGCCTCTGGGTACAACGCTACCAACCGACGCCACCACACCACTCGCAAGCGAATTTGTGAATCTGGGTTATGTGACTGAAGATGGTCTGACCTCGACAACGGCAGAAGAGGGGGATGACATTAAGGCTTGGGGTCCTGAGACTGTCGCCCGTAACCAGACAAGCTACGGACGTAACTTTACGTTTAATCTGCTAGAGTCATCGCGTGTATCAGTCTTGCAGTTCCGCTATGGTAAGGGCAATGTCAAGATTGAAACTGATGGCGCAATCACCATTGATGACACTGGTGAAATCTTACCTCACGGTGTGTTTGTCTGCGAAACTATCGAGACTAACAGTGGCGGGGTCCGACGTCACCGTCAAATTCTAGGCGACGCACAGTTTACTGATCGCTCTGGCGACATGACGTTCAACAACTCAGATGCTATCACTGTACCAGTATCTCTGACTGCGTATAAGTTTGCAGATGCTGCTGGTAAATTGGTGTATGTAAAGGAGTACTACTCTAAGAAATCCTAGAGACTGGGAAGAGTACACGCAGAAAAACGACTTGCAAAATAGTCGTTTTTTTGTTATAATATATATCACGTAATTCTTATGGAGGGATAATATGGCGAGTGAGCCAAAAAAGACAATTGAACTTTGGGATGGATACACCGTTGATGTCAATATGCAGCTAATGGACGACTTTGATTTCATTAGTGACTTATCTGAAGCACATCGAACTGGCAATATCTCTGAGCTCGTGACTATGTACATGGCTTTGATTGGTGGTGATAAGGTTTATGATGACATTCGTGCTTATATCGAGAAAGAATATGGTTACTTCTCGCAGAAAGCGCTACTAGAGATTACGGCGAAGGTGGACGAATGTTTCCCAAAAGCTGGCAATCGAGCGCAGCGGCGTTCGTGGAAGAATTTAGTCTAGTTGAAGCTGATTTCCAACAGTATTACCATCTGAACTTATTAGAAGCTTGCCCGGATACTGATGGCTGTCGAAGCGGTTTCTTACGCTATGCTAGGCTATTTGAGAATTTGCCAGTAGAAAGCAGGATTTTCCGCAAGCTAGTGCCAGCAGCTAGCTGGACATGGCACGACGAAACGTTGAGTCAAATACTACAAGAACTGAATATACTCACAACATTGACTTATAATATGAATAAGCGCAAAACTGCTAAGCCTGCCAAAGCTATGAAGAAGTTTGAGCCAGAGTATGTTGCTGAAATGCGCAAACAGCTTGATAAAGATCGCAAGAAACAGCAAGCGGAAGAGCAGGATGACTTAAAAGATTTATGGCAACATCTGAACCCGAACGCGCAATATCAGGACTAGCTGATCAGCCTATCAAGAGCCTTAGCAATTTCAGCGTCGGTGAAGTTGATTGTTGACTTTTTCTTAATAAACAAGCGCAAACTGCGAACGACATCAGGTGACTTGATAGCTTTTCTCATATTGTCTTCTGTCAATGCATCAAATCGCTTCCAGTACTTATCCAGATCGCCTTTTAATACAGATTTCTTAGTAAGATTGACTAGGTGCTTAGCAGCAGTGCGGATTGTTGACAGATTTGTCAGGTCATATGCGAAGATACGCTGCGAGCGAATCGGCTTCTCAAAAATGACACGGTGCAACTCAATACAGCGACCATTTGTCAGAATGACCCAGTCAACGCCTTCATTTGAGGCATAGTCAACCGCTTGTTTTAAGTGCCGTTCATTTAGATCGATAGAAGTTGCTTTGGCCTCAACAATAAAATGAATCTTCTTATTTAATTGTACGACATAATCAACGTAGGTACCGCGTATCATATGCTCAGTCTTTATCTCGTCAATCAGCGTGTAGCCAAGCACGGTGCTGAGCAAACTATTGACCATCAATCGCGCTGTCGATTCATCAGCGTTGAGGTTTTCCTTTTTTGTTAAGTATTTTTTGCGATATTCGCGTAATGCTTTTTCACAAGCTTTCTCTTGAAACTCTGTAGACATAATATCCTCTTTTATCTTAAAACTTGCATTTATTGTAACAATAGTATACTCAAAATGCAAAATAATATACTATGTGATATTATGTAGATATGTCAAATGTAGATTTTATTCTTGATAAATCTGGCGGCGCGGACATACTTCGCAACAATCCAGGCATAGCGCAGATCCAGATGCAGAATATGAATCGTATTCTGGATACAGTGAGAGCGCAATTTGTAGTGGAGTTTGGTTTTGAGGGCAACTTTGAGCTTATGACAGAGCCGACGGCATTTCGCCAACGAGTGATGATTAAGGCTGCTGACAAGCGGACTGCTGGCGCGTTGAAAACTAAGCCAGGTTGGCTGGGGTCTTTTGTCAAAAACCTTAGCATATGATATAATATAATCATTACAACGCCACGCTTGCGGCAAATGCGGATAAATAAAACTATTTATTCGCATTTTTTATGGCAACTTCGATCGGTACAGCATGGATTCAGATAAAGCCCTCTCTCAAAGGGGTTTCTAACGACGTCAAGAAAGCACTTGGTGACGCTGGTGATGGTGCCAGTAATAACTTTGGCTCTAAATTTAAGAGCAGTTTTTTGGCGTCATCTAAAGCGGCTTTTGGTGAGGCGTTTTCAGAGTTTGGCAAACGGTCTGATGAAGCGTTCTCTAAATTTAAGTCACTAGCAGCTGGCGCGATGGTCGGACTGGGAGGTATTGCTACATATGCTGTTAAGCAATTCGCTGAGTATGAGCAGCTCGTTGGTGGCGTGGAAACACTCTTCAAGAAGAATTCTGGTGAGGTGGTCCAATACGCTAAGAATGCATACAAAACAGCTCAGTTATCGGCTAATCAGTATATGGATACTGTCACGAGTTTTTCCGCGTCGCTATTACAGGGATTAAAGGGTGATACCGCTAAAGCCACGAAGATAGCAGACATGGCTATCACTGACATGGCTGACAATGCAAATAAAATGGGTACGTCAATGGAGTCAATTCAGTACGCATATCAGGGATTTGCAAAGAACAACTATACCATGCTCGACAACTTGAAGCTTGGCTACGGTGGTACTGCAAGCGAGATGGCACGCCTTATCAACGATAGTGGTGTGATGGGCAAGACGTTTAAGGCGACAGCTAAAAACGTCAGCAGTATTCCGTTTGATAAGGTTATCGAGGCTATACATAATATTCAAACTAAGCTTGATATTACTGGCACGTCGGCTAAGGAGGCGTCATCGACTATCAGCGGTAGCTTTAATGCTGCTAAAGCTGCTTTTGATAATATGCTGACGTCATTAGCTGATCCAAATGGTAATTTTGAAGAGTCGTTTAATATATTTCTAGCCAGCGCAAAACAATTCTTACAGAATTTGACACCAGTCATAAAAAGCATGCTGAAGACTGTTTTTGAGGAGATTAAGAAGCAATCGCCAGAATTAGCTCAGGGATTAAAAGACGCTGTGGATACTATTCGCAAGCTATTTGACTTTGCTAAAAATAATCCAGAGCTAATCGCTAATATTGTAAAGTTGGCTGTTGGATTCAAGGCTTTGCAGATAGCTACAGGCGGTGCGCGTTCTGCGCTTGATACGCTAAAGCCGTGGGCAAAACTAGGTAAAGGTATTTTCACTGGCGTCATCGGCGGCGCTCAGACGTTGATAGGTAAATTCAAAGATCTGAAGGCTGCTAAAGGTTCAGTTGATGCTGTGACGAAAACAATGGAGGGCGCTGGCAGTGCGGTTGGCGCATCTGCTGACACGGTAGCTGGTGGTGTAGATAAGTTATCGTCTGCGGTAAAAAAATCGCCTAAGGAGTTCACTTTTGGTAAGAGTATGGCTAACTTCTTTAAGGAGATGGGGACTTTGGCTGGTGGAGCTGTGCAGGGTGCTTGGAAGCCAGTAACAGAATTCTTCAAGGGTGCAGGCGAGACTGTTGCTGGATTCTTTAAGGCTTTGGCATCACCGGATGTGCTGGTGGGTGTACTGTCATTCACTGCAGCCGCTGCCGGTGTGGCAGCCGCAATCCTGTTGATTGGCGGAGCTTTGGGTATCGTATCGCCAGGGCTGAGAGATTTTCTGAATATGGTAGTAATCCCGCTGGCAGCCTTTTTGGTGGGAACGTTTTTGGTCGTGCTGTCTGCGGTTACTACCACTATAATCAGGTTGACAAATGAAGCTGTTATCCCGCTTACAAATGCAGTAGCCGGCGGTCTGACCGACGTGTTCAATTCAATCGGCGGCGTAATTGAGAGTGCTGGTAATGCTATATCGCGGGTGGTGGATTCTATATCGAATGGAATATCTAAAATCATCAACTCTATCGCTAACTTGATCAGTTCTGTTGGTGGACAGGACTGGTATGGTACTGGCTACGGGATCACGCGCAACTTTACTGCTGGCTTGTTAGACGGCATGATTGACTTGCTTCAAGATTCGCTGAATAAAGTGATTAACAATATCATTAATATTCCTGGTATCGGTAATGCTCTAAAAGCAGTTGGCGTAAAGGCTAACCCAGTCAATCTGTCTGGATTTAAGCTGGGTAAGCGTGCACAGGGTGGGGCGGTATTCGGTCCTGGTGGTCCAACTAGCGATTCAATTCCAATGCTACTCTCAAACGGCGAGTATGTCATTAAGGCGTCATCTGCGCGCAAGATTGGCTACGACAAGCTGAATGACATAAACACGACTGGCAGCGCTGGCAATACGCTATATCAGACTATTAACATCAACGGCTATAATCGTGATCCAAAAGAGCTTGCTGACGAAATTAGTAAAATAATCGCCTTGCAAAAAGGGAGGGTGATGGGATGATAACTTTACGTGGTAAATTTAGCTTGGTGGCAGTAGTAAGAGATGATGGCGAGCAGCTTGATCTTACCGGTTCTGAGGTAAGACTGAGCGCTGATAATGGCTTACTGCAACGACCAGACCTCGACACTTCAGACATAGACTACACCGATAACGATGGCGGCGAAATGATTCGTCAGAGACTGTCTACCTACACCCAATCAATCAATGGGTTGATCTTGCCTAAAGAGAGTGGCTTCTGGAAGCTATATAGTATGATTAGTAGCTTTTTTGCCGCCAATCATACATTTACTTTGGTTTATGGAAAACGAGACGGTCAGCTATTTGCTATTAAAGGGGCTTGGCGGAGTAGCAGCTTAGATTTGCCTGTACCAGCAGATGAAGGCAACACGACATTTTCAACCGAATTCAAAGTAGGCAACTCAGTCTTGTTCGAATATTCTGAAGACAGTAGCGGTCATGAAGTGTACTCAAATAACGTAAAGCTGGGACGTGTCTCAGCCGCAACTGGCGGTGAGGTGTGGGACAGCAGAGGGCAAGTATTTGATACAGTTGGCGAGGTCTGGACTGGTGCAAGCGGTGGACTAAGCAGTGTGTTTGTTTCTTCAACCGTTAAGGTTTATCCCGTCTGGGTCCTCCGAGGTCCTGCTGTTAATCCATCAATTCAGAATAATACGACAGACACATCAGCAATTTATCATGGCAGCATATCATCAACTCAGACGCTTGTTGTTGATTTTTCGACCGGTGAAGCGCGACTAAACGATGCTATCGTTTCGAGGAATGTTATTGGTCAGCTGTCAATCGCTCCGGGAAATAATTTAGTTGGATTTGACGTGGAAAGTGGTGAAGCCACAACATCAGAGCTGGAGTGGAATAATGTCATTGGCTAATTCAGATAAAAAACACGAGCTATTGCTGTATGTTGGCGATACGCTAATTGGCGACTTCAATAAGTTTGCTCAAAATCGAGCGCTGAGCGAGACGTTAAAAAGCGAGTCAGATTCAGCGATAGCTGATCAGTTTACTTTTAGTATCAGCTGGTCCAAGTTTAAGAAACACGCCAAAATACGGCTAGATGACAACCCAGAATCATTGCTACGTGTCGGTAAAACTCACATGGTATTTTTAGTTGACGGATTACCTCGCTTTTCTGGATTTTTGGCAACTAGACCGGCGCGCAGCGGCTATGGGTCTGATCAGCAGTTAGATCTAAAGTTTTTTGAACACTTTGCAAGACTAAGTGGTGATTTGGTGTGTGACAAGAATAACACGAAATCACCTCACCGCGCCTTTTCAAATACACCTGGACATATATTTGCTCAAGACTTGATTAGTGAGTTTATCACACGAGCGAGGAATGCGGGTGAGACTGTCAGATGGAAATTTGGTACTGTTAATGAGCTTAGGTTGAAGACTGTCGAATATAATGATTTTCAGACAGTTAGTAAGGCGCTGTGCGACGCAATGAATAATGAAACAGGAACTGGAAAGTTTGACGTGGTTTTTCGTGTCAACCCAGACAATCATAACGAGCAGATTATTGATATTCTCAAACCGCGTGGCAGCCGCAAAAATATCATCATAAGATATCCGAGCGATGGAGTCTATAAATTATGGGCGAGTGGTTATGCAGTCGAAGAGTCTGCTGATTATGCTAGTGATGTACTGGTTGCTGGCAATGGACAGGTTGGCAATCCTGAAGCGGGTGAGGATACTGCTGAGCTTGCTAGTGCTAGCAATCATGCAGCTGTTCAAGACAACTGCTACTGGCGAGTTTATGAAACACAATCAAATCTTAAGTCTCAAGCGGCAGTCGCAGAGTATGCTCAAAAATCCTTAGCACAGCGCAGTTTTGATTCGTTAGTTCCGCAGATAAAATTGGTGGGTCGCCCTATCGTCTGGGGTGATTCAGCTAACGAAAATAATGGATTGGCGCTTGGCGATGAGTTTCGATTTCAGGAAGAAAACGATGATGGCAGCGACTTCAGCGGTTGGATGCGGATCATTGCGATGGAGACGAGTTGGGATAATCAAGGAGTTGCTACTGTGACGCCACGCCTGCGGAGAGTTGATTGATGTTTAACGACAACACGACGCGTCGACTAATGTCAATCGAGAATGAGCAGCGGTCCCAGAAAGTTGCTGCACCATTAAATTATGGACAGCTAACTCAGGGTAGTTTACCGACCGCTGTTTGGAGCGGTTTTATTAGCCAATACCTGGCGCCGGACAAAACAGCCGTGGCGGAGTGGGAAATCATTTTTCGTCGAACTGACGGAGTCAAAAAACCGCCTCTGGTGCAGCTGTCATACGATCATGATCAAAATCCTCATACATATCCAGGTGTGACAGGTAGAGATCCAAACGCCGATGAAGAATATGGTTGGTGGTTACAGGTTAAAGAGATTGGTGAAGATTATGTTAAATTCGCGATAAGTATAGATGCATCTGCGTGGTGGATTCCAGACCGCGATGGCGCCCACTGTGATTTAACCGTGCAGGCGATATCGCCTGTCGCTGGGACTTTGTCGATGAGGAGAGTTCAATGAATCTTGAAAAGTGGTTAGATAAGCTGGAGCGCGAATCGAAGGCTCTTAAGCAAGGCTTTTATCAAGCAGCGACTAAAATTCCGCTATACTCTCGCAGCGGAAAAATAACAACTATACCAAATCGGCTATCCGGCTATTGGAGTGTTCCTACTAATAGCACTGAAAGGGTTTTAGTGACATTAACCACTAAAAAAAGAATTCCTACAATCGCTCAGTTAGAGCTGAAGGCTAGTTCAGGCTCGGTCTCTCGTGTAAGACGCACAAATTATGCTCATGGTGCTCAGTGGGTGATTTATCGATATGGGCTTGATCCGTGGCAGCCGACTACTTATGATGTCGTTGTTCATTCGATGCTTGATGGTGATTTGACATTGAGAAATATAGGAGCATAAGTGGTATGAATGTAGAATCAAGGATTAGAGCACTTGAAAATGAAAATAATGCCAGGAAAGTTATATATCCGGTCGCGGCTTCGTTGGTCGACTTTATTCTGCAGGTTTCACCGGTATTTCATGTTCGCGGTGGTGGGAATAGTATAATTGACGTGGTGATTAAATTTATTCCAGATATTAAGCCAAAAGACGGTCCTCTGTTTGTAGATTTATTTCCGCAGGTGTCAGCTAACGCTGATTTTTCAACACAATTTCCCAAAATGACTTTTTACCAGTTACCTCAAGCTGATGGCGAAGCAGCGGTGATGCTTGGAATTGTTGCGCCAGCTGTGGAGGTCGATTTCTATATTCGCGTCATTGCTACAGGCTCAACGCGAGGGAAATTTACTAAAGTATAAAATAATGATATAATAACCACAGATAAATAATCACGTCACGCTTACGGTAAAATGCGGTAATTCAATTAAGAGGAGAATTATGGCTTTTACCAATCCAGGAAAAATTGTTAGACTACGTTCTCGTCCGAACGGGCGGGGCAGTGTATATGAAGCGAATATGTGGGCACAGCAGCACTCTGATGGGCTGTTTTCAGGACGTGGAGTTGTTAGAAATACTGTAGCCGACATGAATGTTCTAGTGGGAGGAACAACTGATAACCCAGATGTCGTGCTAGGCAAATTACCGAGTGGCTTTTTGATCGCGCTTGATATTGTCGGTCAGCAGGTTATTAGAATTACTGCACCAAGCTCTAATAAACGCATTGCAAGTATTGTGGCTTATTCTGACAACATCGCGCTAAACTCTACAGATACTAATACTACAGGTTCGCCGTCATCATGCGGTTTAATCGTCGTTTACGGTTCTACCTCTGCGACACCAGTGGCACCAACTGAATCTCAGATTAGGCAGGCTGTGACGCAAGACGGCGCTACTGGCTCGCAGGCTGTTATTGCGGTAATTGCTAATATCACAATCGAATCTTCCACAACTACAATTACAGATGAAATGATTGCCATCAATTATGGCAAGCTTTCGTCGCACAGTATAGATTTGACGACCATGCCAGTTGCTGGATTTATAGCAACTAAGACCAACAACGACGTTAATGCTAAAAAACCGCTAAAAATGCAGTGCGGTCGTGCAAGGGTTGTCATACCTACTGACGCAATTGAAGCTACTGTTGTGGTACAATTTCCAGAGCAGTTTAATAGTGGTACAACGCCTGTTGTTACATGTACGTATAACGGCTACGGCAACGCTAGCGATCCGTGGACAGACGCACCAAATCCATCTTGGGCTGGTGCAGCAATTGGGGCAGTTAGCGTTACTAATTCAGGATTTACGGCAAGGTGTCGGCGTTTTGATGGGGCTATGCTAAGAGGTACGTATTATTTTAGCTGGATGGCTATAGGCTAGGCTATTTAACATATTCTAGTACAAGACTAACCTCTGAATTCCCCCAAGGATAACTACCTGATAGTGTAATATTAGTTTGGTCGATTGAAGTAACGCCTGATTGATGCGTACCTTCAATATATGGCAACGCTTGCTTTATAGGGTTATTGCTGAGATTACCAGATAGTCGCATATTGCCATAGTATCGTATTAACTCCCACCTGTTAGATAGACCTTGAATACCATGAGGTAGGCTTGATGTATTAAAGCCACCTGTCATGTTTACAGTGCCACGCACGACTTTACGATAAATAGGGCGACCGTCAATCCATTTCTTGCCCGTATCCTGCTCGGCGGTTGTGTATTTATTGTCTGGCATGGTCGTCAAATCTATACTGTGCGACAGATGAAGCTGACCCTTGATGTTTATGAGAAATGATATTATAATATAAACATATCACGTCACGCTTACGGTAAACTGCGGTAATTTCAACTAATAATTTGAATAACCGCAGTTTTTTATGAACGAACAACCAGAAGTATCAGCAAAAGAATTCGGAGCCTTGCAGGCGAATGTTGAGCATATTAAGGAGGGCGTGGATAAACACTCTATCATCTTAGAGCGAATTGAGAATATAGCACGAGCGAATGTTACTCAAGCGCAATTGGCAGCGCACGAAAAAGAATCAGAAGTAAAGTACGTCAAGCGTAGCGAAATCGAGGGCGTGATGAATTTTTGGAGCCTTGTAACAAGCAATTTAGCGAAATTATTTGCAATCGCACTTGTCGGATTAGCTATTTACGCAACTAACAACTTAATCCAGCAAAACAAAGCAGTTACGGAATTAAAAGAAGAAGTTCAACAAACTCAAGTTAGGAGGAAATAATGCCAGTTCGACAAACTTACAATCCAAATATCAATGTCGGCGCACAGAGCGGTTGGTGTTTACAATACGTAGATGATGCGATTAGCTCACTAGCTCGCTCACCAAACGCTCAAACAGCGTACTTAAACGAATTAAATGCTGGTCGTATAAATACAGGTCCCGCACCAGTTGGTGTTTGGGTAATAGGATTTTTGGGATTTTCAAGAGGTATTTATGTAGATGACGGTCATGTATTCTTAATGCGAAAACACGCCGATGGCTCAATCGAAATCCACGACAGCGAAGTCCACAGTGGAGCGCGAGGGATTTACAACAGTATTGAAGAATTGATGAACTGGATGGGCAATTATGGACCAGATTATCTCGGATACTCATATTGTTGTGATGGGCGACGGATTGCCGAAGACTACGACGAAACTCAGCCAACAGATAGAAAAATGGAAGAGGACGGCAATGCTCGCGACGAAGCTAACACAAATTCAGCTATTTTTCAGGAACTAGAAAAAGGCGACGTCATCGCTATGAAAGGCTACGTTACCAACGGTCAGCCTGTCGCTGGAGACACTGTTTGGTACGTTACAGCTAGAAGCGGTAAATATATGAGCCGTCAGCTATTCGAGGATAAGGACTTACACGACTTACCAGACTTAACGCCTAAATCTGCACCTCAGCCAAAGCCAGAAGAGCCACAAGAAGACTACAGCAAGATTATACTAGATGTCTCAAACCATCAAGACGACGCTATTGTAAATCATTTTCATAAGTTCGCTGGCGTCATTCTCAAAGCTGGTCATGTCGGTCAAAGCTACGGTGGTGATGCGAATAAAACTGATCCTAAACTGGTCAAATTCGCTAAAGCTGCGGGCGATAAACTGCTAGGCATTTACTGGTTGCCTTATTTTTCAACCGAGGAAGAAGCAAAGACTGAAGCAGAGCGTTTTATTGAAGCTCAAAAACTTGTCAACGCACCACTTCTATTTGTCGACCTTGAGCCGGATTTTGAGGGTACGCTTGAACAACTGAAGTTGTTTAAGAATCTAGTTCTACAAAAAACTGGCAAGCAAGTGTTCACATATGCAGGCGAAGCTATTATTCAGAAATTAGGCTTGGACCGAGTGGATTGGTACCCGAATTACGGAGAAGCAGGAAACTATGCACATGGTTCATTTATCCATCAGTACTCAGAGACGCTGACTATCTCTGGCTATGACAGGAAGCTAGACGCTAATGTCTCGAATAAATCCATTGACGAGCTACGAAGCATGGGAGGCGTTGTGTTCCCGAAGCCACAAGAATCACTACAAAACAACGAAACGGACACAGTGCCATCTGAACCAAAAGAACCACAGGAGGTGTCAAATAATAAACCAAAGGAGGAAAAAATGGCAACACCAGCATTCACCAAAGAAGACATCGAAGCAATCGAAAAAGTGACCGCCGAAGAAGCTAAGCTAGTACAAGGACTAG